GCTTGTCGTGTGGTCGCCATAGAAACGGGCTGACCATCATTTTGTATATAGACCGCTTTCCCATCCTCGTAATAACCGGGGATGGGGTTGCGGCATGTAACATTGTACAGCATGTTATAACAAACTGCTGTTTTGCAATATTGAGGGATCTCCAATTCGATCCCGCCTGTCGAACTCGCTGGGTTCATTGCTATAGAAAGACAATTTGACCAAGCGACATCAGAAATTGAGTTGCTTAGAATAAAAGAATTCACGTCGTGGAAGAGGCCAGCTCGCCACGTTCCGGTCGCAGTGTCTCCGTTGCGACAGTAGGCTTTGAGTCGGATACCACCTCGGCGGTAAGCGTAGAGTGGGCCAAAGTAATTGATGTAATCACACTGTGTACTGGCCCCTCGTAAAATTGGTGTGCCACTAATGTCGGCACCTAGGACTTCAACGACGTGAGGTCGCGCTGCATAACCCGAAATGAACGCACCGGGCCAGAACCACGGGCACGCTCTTTTGACGAGTTGACGAATCGAAGTAACCTGTTCGCCAATACAATACTTAGCAGCGGATATTCTGTCGTGATGTACGTCACTAGACGAAATATCTGGGGGCTGGGCAGAGATCTGGGCGCTCGACGAAGCTTCGGCCTCACCGGGCCCAAGACCCTGTGCCTTGAACTCCCGAAGACTGTCTGCATATTCCAGACCTGCGTAGCCAGCATTAAAGAAGCAACATGGGATGTTTCCTGCAATTGGGACAGGAAAGGCAAATTCCATATCATTACCACCGCCTACCTCAAGGAGAACAGTTATGGTACTCGAGACCCCGCTGGGAGCCACGAGCTCATTGGCAACGTATAGGTAAAGAGAGCCCATAGAGACGCTCTTATCAAGCCAGGGGGTCGAATTAACAAACGGGACGCTAACCGTATATTCATTGGAGTCCCTAATATCAAGGATCTCCTTGTAGCACCAATCAAAATCAGATATGGTGCGTGCAGTCGGTGTACGCTCGCCTGGAACGAAGGCGACGCCAATTCGACCACTATGGAATTCTGTCTTGATAAATTTAAGCGTGAACTTAATAGAACCACGCCAGTATTGAAAAACATTGTTGACGTACCCCATGGGGCAGTAGGCGTTAAATGCCTTTCCGGAAACCATGGATGGTTGTCCATAAAAATTCATTGGTCTGAGCGAGTAGCTAGCCAGTATTGTTCCATGGACTTGACTGGTCGTCCATGATGGGTTGTCGTTGTAGCACATGATTCCGACAATATGGGAGATGGCCATTTCGTCAATATCTGTTCCGGCAAATCCTGGGAGGTGCTCAACATGGGCACCTGAGAGGATGGCCATCTTTTTACTAGAATCGATGCCATCGGCGTTACAGGCGTGAGCGAATTGCTCGACAGTCGTTCTAATTGGAGTACCCGTTGAGCTGGGGTTAGAAAACCCAAACGACGAGGCTGCTCCGGCGAGGCGCTCGGTGACCCAAGCGGCAGATCCTGCCACGCTAGAGAGTAAAGGAATCTTTCCAAGCTCAAGCGCGAGGGCCGAAACTTTACCAAGAGCGTCGGAGAGCTTAAATGGACTTGAGGCGTCGATTTCACGGTCGCTGGGATCCACACTCCGCCCGATCGCGGAGGTTCCGTGGGACCTTTTGGGCCCCGGACCCTGTGCTACGAATTCACGCAACCCTGGACCCTGAGCAGTAAAAGACGAGTATGGAACAGTAGGCATAACAAGTTCGATGTCCTCGAAATGCGCCCAGACCGTCAATTCACAGGATGTTGACCCAGACGGTGCCACCAACGGTGAATATACCGATAGGTAATAGGTCCCGAAGGGTCCCTGGGAATTGCTGAGATCTGTGTATAACAAAGGACTGACATAGGGCATAGATAAAGAGACGTCGGGGTCGGAGGCGACATCAATGTCAACCCGGGGTTGCTGAGTCTTGAGCACAAGGTGACAGTTCGCGGTATAAGCCCGGTCTGTTTGGAGCGCCTCTTGAGGCAAGTAGTGCAGAAGAAGTCTGCCTTGCATAAAGCGGTGTCCGTTAAGTTGGACTCGGACCACGGTCGTTGCCTTGAAACCCAAAAAGCCCTGCAGCTTGGATTTTGGCATTGATGAGTTGACCAAAACGTCTGGCATCTTCCAGTAGTATAGCAAGGTATTGGCCGTCTGAGCAGTTGTCCATGTTCCGTTCTGTATAACAACGGGTCGCCGGAGAAAATTCTTCACTTCGTGAATCCTTGATTCAGAAACTGATGAAAACAGTCCACGATCAATTGGGATAACGTGCTCACGAGCGCTTGCTTTAGTCTCGGTGTCATTGAGAAAAGTTGTCGTCTCTGATACACTAACAACGTCGGCAGAAATAGGTGTGCTGCCAGCACCACTTTGAGATATTTGTTCAGCAGGTAAAAATTCTTTCGGTCTTCTTATACCCGTAGGAAGACCGGCACCCGGATTCCCTAGATAATAGTGGGGCTGCCACCGTGCCATCTTGGGAGTTAAAGCTAAATAGCTAAGCACGTAAGACAAGATCGCACGCTCCAAGTGTATTGTGTCGTCAGACGCCGGGAATTTTCCTACACTTAGCAGATCGACCAAGTCCCTGGACAGTTTCTTGTCATGTCCGGGACGGTTGAAAATTAATAAAAATCTTCGCGTTCGCACACCCGACGCAACAATTTGTTCCTGTGCGTTACGGGTGGCACATAGCCCATATGGTCTCGGGCTGCATTGAGGATCTTGGGGGCCCACTCGTTGAATATTTCCATCGAATGGAGCGAAAGCTCCTCTAAAGAAAAATTTATGTTCATCTTCTCCACTGCATCGTCGGTTTGCCCGTGGGTCAACCAATACGGGGTCTCCGTAATGGTTTCGATGTCTAACGGAGCCACAAATCGGGCTAATTGTGACTCCCACCGAAAAGACCGTTTGAGAAAGGAGACTTCATCAAGGGGCCGGGAGTGATGAATGATGTCGTCCTTAGCTTCACTAGTGTACTTGAGACCAAGGAGACCAAGCTCATGCGTTAGAACTTCCTGATTGTACCAATCGAGGACGGCTTCAGAGACGGAGAGAACTCCATCATCACCGTATCCACAAAAGTAAACTTTATCATGAAAGTCCTCAAGCAAAAGCCCATGTTTTGGGGCTAGTTTGGCCCACACCATGAGAAACATAAAAAGGGCATATATGGTGTTCACAATGGTAGTTAAAGGATGACCACTGGGCATACAATTGAGCCAGAGATACAAAATGTCTCCGCACAAATGAATGCTATTGTATAGGTCCATCCAGAGGACCCTTCTGATAAGGGCATTAATGGGTCCATCGTTATACATTTTATTGACAATTTCAACGATCTCGATGAGAACTTGAGCGAGCTCACTACCATCGAAACCACTAAAATCGCCAGCGACATTCTTGTTTCCAATAGCCTGTAGTTTTCTGGCCAAAATATCCCAATCACGAGAATAGGGATTGAGACCAACACCTGAACCAATGTTTAGGTTTTGGTACATGAAGAAACGAGTAAAGTCCATAAAGAACATGCGGCAGACAATCAAGTACGCCAAAGCGGACATTGAAACCAACCGCGTCTTGCCTTCTTCAACCTTTGCAATAGGTCGTTTCTCGTCTTTCTGAATGTCGATAAAAACGTTGAGACTCCTTTCGCCCCTGGCGGCTCGCGCTATAATCTCTTCCACCTCTTTCTTGAGCTCGAGACATTGCTCTCGCGTAAGATCGAATTCATCGTCTTTGCCGAAAAACCACGTTTTTCCACTATATCCAGGTTGTGGATTAATGGCATACGGGTAACCAGCAGAGGTCTGACGGGGGATTGAGTTCGCAAACTTGTCGCCTGGGATGCCCTTGACGGCAGTTTCGAAATCGTGGACTTTAAAGTTGGCTGTGCACGATTCTGTGTGCGCCTTAAGAAAATACGAAAAGATGTAATCACGGACTAAGGTAACGAGCTCGGAATCTAAGACGGGACCAGGTATCCCATACTTGGCAATAGCTTTGTATTTGGGAACGATGGTTTCGCCTTGTTTATTCGTAAACGGTCTAAGGCGTGCTGGCTTAGTCTTAGCAGGGCCCCACGCGCCATAAACGCGAGACTTTATCAAACTGGTTGCCCCGACTTCATATGCACCTTTTTCCAACTGAGCTAATGGAATAAAGTCACCTTTGAATGGTAATGGCACATTCA